GTTCCTACAAAAAGGTATGCTGGCCTACCGTTCGCGCCTTCGCCTATTCTTCAGGTCCAAGATATTTAACGGAGGTTATCAATGAGCCAAAGGTCCAAGAGATCACGCTTTCGTAGCACGTTTGAAGAAGACGTTTCTAAACTACTAAAAGGTTTTGACTATGAGCCATTCACCGTCCCCTACTCTATTAAGCGCAGTTATCGTCCTGATTTTGTTCACAGCGCCTCTGGTGTTCTCGTGGAGTGTAAAGGGTACTTCAGAGACGGAGACACCAAAAAGTACACCAGCATCAGAGATAGTTTGCCAGCAGGACAAGAGCTAGTGTTTGTCCTTATGCAACCCAACAAAAGGATACGCAAGGGGGCTAAAATGACTATGTCAGAATGGTGTGACAAAGAGAACATTTTATGGTATACTATAGAGACACTACAGGAGTTGATTGACCATGTCACTAACACTAGAGGAAGTTAAGGAACGCCTCTTGAAAACCTTTGACCCAGACGACCTACTAGAGGCCCTACAGATAACCTCAGAGCAACTGCTGGAAAGGTTTGAGGACAAGCTAATCAACAGACTGGACATGTTTGAACGAGAGCTAGAGGAGGAAGAGAATGAGTATTGATGATGCGACTCCTGAAGAGTGGGACACAGTTAGAGCATTGAACAACTTGTCCATTAGGAAGCCGAAGCAGGTAGACCCTGTGGAGCAGCCTGACCACTACAACAAAGGATCTATCGAAGCCATTGAAGCAATCAAAGCGTCTATGCCTGAACACGAGTTCAGAGGCTATCTTAAAGGCAACGCATTGAAATACCTCTGGCGCTATGACTACAAAGGCAAGCCTGTAGAAGACCTACGCAAGTGTCGTTGGTACGTACACAGACTTATTCAGGAGATGAACGAGTGAAACGACTACTACTGCTATTACTTTTGTCTGGGTGTGCTACTGAGCCTGACACAAGGATCTGTGCTGAATACGATTCGTACACGGTTGTAAGGGAAAGGTGCATACCTATGTACGGTTCTTTGATTTGTGTAGAAGAGGAAGTAACAGAGGTGTTTTGTAAACGATATTTTGAAGAGGAAAATTAATGGACGCATATCAACAATACATTCACAAGTCACGGTACGCTCGTTACCTGCCAGAGGAACAGCGACGGGAGACTTGGGAAGAAACAATAGACAGATACCTAAACTTCTGGGTTGAGAAAGGTAAACTTACTCTAGAAGACGCCAATGGCATATTTGCAGACATCCACGACATGAGCGTAATGCCTTCTATGAGAGCACTTATGACTGCAGGGGAAGCGCTAGACCGTGACAATGTCGCTGGGTTCAACTGCTCCTACATGCCCGTCGACCACCCCAAAGCGTTTGACGAGATGATGTACGTCCTGATGTGCGGTACAGGCGTAGGCTTCAGTGTTGAACGTCAATATGTATCAAAGCTACCTGAAGTAGCGGAGGAATTTCATGACACCGATACCGTTATACACGTCGCCGACTCTAAAATTGGCTGGGCTAAAGCCTACAGAGAACTTATTAGCTTGCTCTATTCGGGTCAACTTCCAAAGTGGGACGTATCTGGAGTACGACCTGCAGGGGCCGCACTTAAAACCTTCGGTGGTAGAGCAAGTGGTCCAGAACCTCTTGTTGATCTGTTTAAGTTCACCGTTGAGGTCTTTCGGGAAGCTACTGGACGAAAACTTAGCTCCATTGAGTGCCATGATATCTGCTGTAAGATTGCACAAATCGTCGTCGTCGGTGGGGTACGGAGAAGCGCTCTCATCAGTTTGTCTAACCTCACTGACGATAGACTCCGACGATGCAAGTCAGGCCAGTGGTGGCAAGACAATCCTCAACGTGGTCTAGCCAACAATTCAGCGTGTTATACAGAGAAGCCAGACTTTGAGGCATTCCTAAATGAGTGGAAAAGTTTATACGAGTCCCGCTCCGGAGAGCGAGGTATGTTCTCTAGAGTTGCAAGTCAAAAACAAGCTGCAAAGAACGAGCGACGAGATGCTACCTATGATTTTGGAACTAATCCATGTAGCGAAATCATCCTCCGACCTTACCAGTTCTGTAATCTATCAGAAGTTGTTGTCAGGGCGTCCGATACGTTGTCAGACCTCAAACGAAAAGTACGTGTTGCAGCTATCCTTGGGTCTCTTCAGGCTACCTTGACTGACTTCCGCTACTTACGAAAAGTGTGGCAGAAGAACACAGAAGAAGAAGCACTGCTTGGTGTTTCACTGACAGGCATCATGGATCATCCGACGTTGTCGGGAAGGAGAGACAAAGGTGTACTCAAGACTTGGCTTACTGAACTCAAAGAAGAAGCGATTAAAGCTAATGCAGAATGGGCGAAACGCCTTGGTATTAATGTGTCTACCGCTATTACTGCTGTTAAGCCTTCCGGTACTGTTTCTCAGCTTGTTGATTCTGCTTCTGGTATCCATCCTAGATACTCAGATCAGTACATTAGACGAGTAAGAGCAGACTCAAGAGACCCTCTGTGTCAGGTCTTAGAGGCCGCAGGAGTGCCTGTAGAGGACGACGTAATGTCACCCACTACCAAGGTATTCTCCTTTCCTATAAAATCCCCTGACGGGGCTGTGGTGGCCTCTGAGATGGGTGCAATGGAACAACTTGAGCTATGGGAGATTTATCAGGACTACTGGTGTGAGCATAAGCCGTCCATGACATGCTACTACCGTGATGATGAGTTTCTTGAGGTAGGCCAATGGTTGTACAACAAGTTCGACAAGATAAGTGGAGTATCGTTCCTCCCTTATTCCGAACATACGTACCAACAGGCCCCTTATGAACCCATAGACTTAGAGACCTATGAGAAGCTGAAGAAGGAGTTTCCTGAGTCCATCGACTGGACAATCTCAGAAGACTCCGACATGACAGAAGGGTCTCAGCAGTTAGCCTGCACGGGCAACAACTGTGAGTTGTAACTTATGGGGCTTCGGCCCCCTTTTTAACAAGGCGTAAATATGAATATTAAACGTGACATCGAGATCCGAATAAAGGTTCTTGAAAGCAAGTTAACTAAGTCCATACCTGCTGCTCGCAACAACGAGATACGAGGTGAGATCATGGGCCTGAAGTGGGTGCTAGAGCGTATCTAGCGCTCTTCTTCTCTAATCCGGTTCCCAGTAAGCATACCTGCACCAGTGGTTACTGCGGCGGTGTCCGCTGTGTTTCTTGCAACTGTTGCTCTGTCTTCTGCGGTCACAGGCGCTTGATAATCACGCATGACTCTACGTTGATAAGCCAGTAGACTTTCTCTAGGTTGACGTTCGATTCCAGTACGTCTTTCCATTTCTTGTACTGCTCTCTCTTCTGTTTTACCTTCTACTGTCTTTCTCTTTTTAGTCTTTATACCTCCGCCTTGACCTATCTTTATCTTTTGTATCGGAGCGACGTTCAACAAGAAGTTGCCACCGGGAGGTGTAATACCGAACATATCGTGACCGTCGTGTACTAACCCGTAAAGGTCTTTGTTTTTAGTATCGACAACCACTACTTGACCTACTCCACCTAGTTCTTGTGCCTCTGAGATGTATCCTGTTTTAAGACGAAGTACGCCGTCCTGTATCTCCTCAACTTGAGCAGGACGTACTTTCATCTTTGGCATCTTAGTTGTTTTTGCTTTTTCTACTGCCTCAAACACAGGCTTTTGATTTTTGCCCCCAGACAAACCCCTTTGGCTCTTCTTCATGTAAGAAAGATAGCTTTTGAACAGGTCATAACCGTTTGTGCCTTTGAGATTCTCTGGCAAGAAGCGAGCAATCTTAGGTACGTTTTGAGTGTTAAACATGGTTGACAGTTCAAGAATCTCTTTGTACTGCTCTTTGGTTAGTTCGTCTGTTTTGTAGATAGCCTTCATGTCGTCAATTCTGGTTTGGTTTGACATGATGCGAGAAGCCAAAGAAGAGGTCTTACCGGAGAGGCCTACGGACTGCTCCCCTATCGTACTAGAACCTGCCCTTGGATTTCTAACGACAACTGTGGTTGGTTTACTACGGCCTGTGACATTTTGAGCCTGAACCACTGTCTCTATCATGTCGTCAGCTATTTCACTAGGTATGTCAAAATCCGAAGTTAAGCCTCTTTTTATTTCTAACGGTTTGTCAGAAGTAGTAGTCATTCTTGTTTCTACTTGATTTAAGGGGCTAATGTCTGAAAGAGTTTCGCCAAAGTCGCTCCTGTTTTCTTGCTGCGCCCTCATGTACACGTTGGCTTGTATATTGCCTTGTGCTATGTTGGGATCTGCTTCTTCAAACTCCCTAATTCTACGAGCGCCTGTACCCTTGACTCTAGCGTTTGCAGCGGCTTGGGGACTTAACATCTGTCTAGCCGCATCAGGCACAGCACCTAAAGATTCTTTACCAAAGACATACGCCTGTCCTAAAGGACTTCTTTGGTAAAAACGGTCTAGGTATGTGGGTACGTTTTCAACGACCGCGTTTAACGTACGGCCAGCTAAAGCAGGACCTCTGGTTAACATACCTCCGCCAACAATGTTAGCAGGAGTAGTCAACTCTTCGGCAGCAAAGTTGAGAGGAGCCATGGCGTTAACTGTGGTTGTTTCTACAGGTCCAAAGGTGTTAGGGCCTCCCCTCATTCGTTCTACGCGAACAGGGGCATTTCCGAAAGGGTCTTCAACAACAGGATTAAAAAAAGAGCCAGCAGCTTGTTCACTAAACTGTCGTGCTTTAGGGCCTGCCCTAGAAGCCCCTTTGCGTAACGCTAGGTACTCTTCTCTTTTTTTTTGAAAGTCACTCACTCTCTTCTTCCTTAATCTCTTCACGAGTCTGGTCAATAAGGTCAACAATAAGTAAACGATCCATCTCTAGTTCTTTCAGGGCGGTGCCTTTAGTAAGAGGGATTGCTTTGTCAATAGCAGAAAGCATGGACGCATAAATCCTTGCTCTATTTCGTGCTTTAAATGTTTGTACCGTAAGGTACGCTGTGGCACCTAGAGTACCAGCACCTAAAGCAGGTATAGCGCCACCAGTATAGCCTAAAGCTGTAGCACCCGTTGCACTAAGAGCTAGGACGGTATTAGGAAGAAGGTCTACAGCCTGTAGGTTACGTACTGCACGACTAAATACGTCTCTGGCTTCTGCATTACGTTTAGGCAGCATATCTTCCATCGCTGTGATACCGTGAAACTGCTTAGTCAACAGGTTATGTAGCTGGTCTCCACGGGTGTTGTCCTTAAGTGTGTCGTTGAGTACACCACGAATTTTTCTGGCAGCAATAGACTTAGCACTGGGTGTTCCATCAAAGTTGTTAATTAGGTCATCAAACCTACGTCGAACTTCGAGTACGCCCACAAGGTCTGAACCGCTGGTCCTCACAGACTCAAGGACAATCTCTGACAATTCAGTAAGTTGTTTTTGGATGTCACCTGTTGCTATACGAACGATGTCGTCTTTTAGGACTTCATTAACAGCCCCTTGCATATCCTCCAGAAACTTGTCAGCGTCAATGGCCTTGTTTTGAGCCGTAATCATTTTGTCAGTAGCTTCCTTAGCTCCTGCTACTTCTTTCTGCACTTGACGGTAGTTGTAAGTGTACGAACGCTTTGGTTTTACGCCCTTCATGTCGGTAACTGTGTCAATAACCAAGTTGTCAAAGTCACTAGGTTCCCACGTCTTTGTACGTAAGACGCCTTTTTCTTCAAACACGTCTCGCATCTCTGGTGTGACTGGTTCTAACAGAAGTGTAACACCGTTTTTCTTGTTTTCTCTTACGAGCTTTGTGGCTTCTTTTTGTGCGCCTGTTTTAGCTGCGCTTAGTCTAGGTATGTCGGGCCTAGGGCTAAACAACAAACCAATGTCCACAGCCGACTCAAAGCGTTCTGCAGCTTCTGGCATACGCTCTTTGAATGCTTGGTAACCTGCGTCACCTAGAGAAGCTGCTTGAGCCGCTAGTCGGAAGGTGTCCGTGTCTTTGATCCTGTCGTAGACTGCTTCTGCTCCTTCCTTAACTGCATTAGGAATCCAAGAACTAATATAGGTAGACAGTGTTGCACCGCCTGCTCTAGCTGCTTGAGAGCCGCCAATGAGGGCCAACTCTGGCGCTCTGTAAAGTTGCTCTAAAAGGCTTGGGTCGTCTCCTGTGACGTTTTTAAAACGACGAGACACCTCTGGACCAAACTCTTCTATTTCCTGCCTGAGCGTTTCTCGTGCAGCCATCTCAGGTTCAAACCCACGAAGAGTAGGAGTAGTAGAAGGAGTACTCAAAGAAAACGTCTGTCCCCCTACAATACCTACCTGCGCTCCTGTTTGTGGATTAGTGGCGGTCTTAAGAGGCAACCACTGTTGTCCGTCCCAGTATACTTTTTTACCTGTTGTTGGATCAGTTGCTGTCTTCATATTATTGGTCCACTACGTATGTTACTCCGCCTACTGTTACTGTTGACCCCGCAGTCAAATCAGTGTCGTCAACCTCAGGTTCTACTCTTTCTGGAGGCATGTCAACTAGAGGGTAAAAAGCCATGCCTGCTTTTTCGCTTCCCTCTAGTTGATTATCTACTGCCCCTCTTAAGCTGTTGTACTGCTTAATGGTTCGTACGTTTTGCTTTCTAATAATACTCAACAGCCTACGCATAGTTTTAGGACTCATTCCGATGTCGCCTGCTACTACTTTTTGTGCAAACTCTCTGTCTGCATCTGACAAACCTGTACCAGCACCTAAGTTGGTAATGTAGTCAGCAACACGTGCGCCTGCTAATGAAGCGTACTGTTCCGTGTTTTCGATTTGGTCTACCTCTGATATGTCAATCCCTGCTACACGTACTGCTCTAGCAACGTCCATTCTAAACGTAGCACCGTAGCCTGTAAACATGTTGTCAAGGTTTTCAAGGGACGTGTCAATAGACTCAATACTAGTTACAGCTTTGTTTGCAGCATCAAGGCCGTCTGACAAACGACCGACGCCTTCACCCATAATTTTTTCAGCCAGTGTGCCGCTTAGGTTTTCAATACGTTGAACCTCAGGTGGCGCTCTACGTAAACCTAGTTGTTGAGCAGAGACCCACGTGTTGTTTTCTCTGTCGTACACCTGCCCTCCTTCTGTACGGAAGGGCATTACTTGACCGTCCTGCAAAAAGAACTCAATGTCGCCACCACGTTGACCTGTGAGGACATCGTTAAACACTTGGTCAGGGGCCTGAGCCAACCCTAGTTCATTAAACAGTTTGTCACTGATACCACGCTGCCTAGCTAACTGCTTACGCTGGGCTGGTGTTTGCGTTGGCATGTTCTTGAGGCGGTAGTCGATCATAGTGCCTACAAGGTCACCAAGTTCTTTAGTGTCAGTTATGTTCTCAACTTGTGCTGCTAAACTATCAAGACCCAAGTTTTCAGCTTGAGTTTTGATTTGTGCTTTCCGGTTTGCCAAAGCCTCTTGTTGAACATTTCTTTCGATCATGTCTCTTGAAGCAGTAGCAAACTTCATTGCGCTTTGCATGTCTCCTTGAGATTGATAAAATTGCGCCAACTGGCTTAAACCCTCTGGTGTATTTGGGTCCATACCAGACAACATACGTTGCTGCGCTATCTTACGTGGTCTAGCCCCAAGTTGTTGTGCAGTCGTGAACAAACCTTGCTGATACGAAGGCTGCAAAAGACCCTGTAAAAATTGTGTTGAAAACTTAGCCATTTGTAGCCTCCAATTAACCGAAGATGCGGAACAAGCCGCCACCAGACGGATCAAGTCCTATTACGTCGTCTAGGAACTCAGACATAGACTTACCAGTGCCTAAGACACCGCCTCCGGTTCCTCCAGTTGTTCCACCGCCAGCGCCGCTTACGTACGTCGGCTGCAACGCTGACTGCAACAAGCCTGTACCAATTTGACCCATGAGGTTAGCTTGACCAATACCTGAGGACAGGAGGGCCTCGATACCGCTCATTTCAGCCTCACCGAACATACCAGCGCCTGACAGCTGTCCACGTTGGGCTAGTTGAGCAGTGGTCAAAGCAGGTTGTGCTGCGGCAGTCAACTGTGCTTGAGGTACAAAACTACCTGCTAAAAACTGACCACCCAAGGCTGCTTGTTGCGCTTGCTCTGCTTGCGCCTGTTGCATTGCAGTCAACATAGCGCGATTACGGGCTTCTTCTTGCGCTGTAGCCAGTGCTAACTGCTCTGGTGTGGCACCGCCAAAAGCAGCAGAGCTTGTACCAAGACGACCTTGTGACAATAAACGCTCTTCCAAAGCTAAACGCTGACGCTCCTCTTCAGGCTGCATAGCCATTCTCATGCGTTCAAACACAGCTTGCTCACGGGCATCCACAGGTTGCTGGGCTTGGCCGTAGAACTGACCAGCGCCGCCCAAAAGCTGTTGCTGTAGTGCTGCTTCTTCTGGAGACACGGTCATCGTAGTTCCGCCTTCAGGACCGACACCCATCATACCACCAGTAGCAGTAGTTACAGTGAACGGTTTAAACTCTGTCTGCTCTAGGCCCTGACGCGCGATCTGAGACGCCTCACGTCTAGCCCTTTCGCCTACGTCACCCAGACGTTGGTACGCCTGTTGTGCAAGTAGAGCGCCTGCGCCAGTACCTAAAGCCTGTTGACCGCCAGTGCTGCCTAAGAAACCACCAACGCCACCTAGTATACCGCCTAGGGTATCCGCAATGTTGTTGGTTTGTGTAGTACCAGAAGCAGGCACTGTTCCACTAGGTTGTGCTGACATAACCATATCTATTATTTGTTGTTCAGACAGGCCAGAAACACTGGGAGGGCTTCCTATTATTGAGTTCATATTTGGGTTTATCATAACAGTTTACCTATCAAAGCCATTACGTTAATCTCCTGTAGCGACAAAGGTGACCCGTCAATTTCTGACTCTAGGCCAACCTGTACACTTGTTCCGTATCCGGTGGTGTTGAGGCTACGTTGATTTGTTAGCTGTCCACCTGTAAATTCTACTGTTGTATACTCACTTTCACCGTAGAACCCAGTAATCTGAGTACCTACAGTAAATTCTGTTGTTGCGTATGTTGTATCAAAGTCATACGCCCACTTCATAAATACTGTTGCATTGTTTGCACCCACCAATGTGGGCTTCAACTTCTTTAAAATCTTGATTCTAGAGGTATCGCCAAACGTCAAACTTGGGCTGTAGTAACGAAAGCGATAACCAAGGTTGTTATCTCTAAAGCCTTCGTACTTGCTAATTCCGTTGGATGTGCCTATTTGCAAGTCACCGTTTTCCAGTCTGGTATATGCAGTAAAGCCAGTAGAAGGCCACCGGGTTGTTCTGTATGACCCATTTTCTAACGTGCCTCTAACATCAAAACAGTACGTTATGTCCTGTCCAGTAAAGGTTAGCAAGTAGAAGCCCTCCTCAGGACTGTACACAGACCTAAAAAACTCTGTTTCATTCTGTAGTGAAACAATAATGTCTTTTGTAATGTTACCGGACAAACTGCTGATGGGCATTGACTTTTCTTGTATTGTTCTGCCAAAGCTTTTAACCCCTGTGTGCGACAAAAACAGTACGTCTGTGCCTGTGTACTGCACAGTGTCTCTATCAACACAGCCAACACCTGATATTGTGTCTTCCAGTGTCATACTGGCGGGTGACGTAGCTCCTGTGTAAACAACAATACTGTGCTTACCAAAAATAATTAGCTTGTCGTTGTGCGCCGCTAAAGCAACTATCTCGTCGTAGCCATCAGGCCAAACAGTAGATATATCTATGTTGCCGCTAGACCCACCAGTCCAAATATGACCCTGAAGCAAATCAGACCAGTAAATCGTAGATTTGTCTGTGCTAAAGTCTACTGTCCAAAGACGACCAAACGCGGCTAAAACTTCATTGCCATACTTTGCGCTAGTCATACCATTAGCGCCAGACACAGAACTAAGCGTAGCTACTGCGTTACTGGCGTTGTCATACACTAACGGTTCAAAACCTCTTTGGAAAAAGTAAAGTTTTTCATTAAAGGTTACCATTTTCCAGTTGTCAGCAGTTATTGTATAGCTACCGGGAGTTTCATCAGCCAACGTAGTTGTTCCGCTTAGTATCTTGTTGTTACCAACAGAAAAAATCTTAGTGTTTCCAGAGTCGTCCCTAAATTCTTTTATAGCCCTTATTGAAGCAGTGCCTAGTTGTGTTTTGTTTGTTGTAAGAACAGAATGACCCTTACGTGCAGCAATACGGCCACGTTTGTCAATAACGGCGTTGTCTGCAATCTCTGCAAACGACGGGTCTTGAGCCAACGGCGAGTCTTCGGTGTTAACACCTTTGAACGCTGGGGCTACAAGATTGATACTTTGCAGTTGTTGAGCCATATCAAATAGTCCTAAATACCATTTCTTCAGGGTGTTTTGCTGCGTCTATAGCAATAGCGTCAGACAAAAACTGGTCAGCAATTTGGAAATACTCAGCAACTGACGTACCGCCTGTTTCACCACGCTCACGAGCCAACAAAGCTACAGCGTAATGGATTACAGGCATGGCAGGAACAAGCAAAGAGTCTGTGTTAGCGCTCAAGTCTGCCTGTCTTTTAATTACGTCAAATCGTAAACTATATACGCCGTCTGGTGTTGGGCCTACGAGAACCTGTGTATCTCCGTTAGTGTCTAACCCGTTAAAGGTGTAGTACTTTGGTGTGCCTTCTGCTGCACTGCTAATGTACAGCTGGTCGTTAAAATAGTCTTTAGTTTGGTACTCCATAAAACAATTTTGTGTGTCGTTGATAACTGACATGACTTTTACGTTGTCGCCACAGCCCGTTAGTGAATAGGTGTTGTCGGAAGCAGTAGTAGTTATAACAATGGTTTCACGCAAAGCAGACCAGTCAGTTGATTCTTCTACTATATTCTTAGCGTCGTTAATAAAGTCACTTACCATTTTGACATAAGTTGTGCTAGTGACTGACGTGGTCTCTTCTTCACGCAACCGACGTAGTACATTGTTCATTAGGTTCAAGTATGTCATGCTAATCTTCCTATTAGTTGGGCAAGGTTTTCTTGAGCCGTTGGTTGTTGTTGTGTTAACATACCGGGATCTCGATACGCTTCATAACCTAAGCCTGCAAACTCTTGTGGTCGAAAAGAGGCAATCTCTGGTCTAGCTGCCAGCATTGCTGCTTGTTGCATTTGTTCCTGTGCAACCTGCTGCTGTTGTTGCCCAAGTCCAAACATAGATCCTAAACCAAACCGCAAAAGCCCTTCTAGACCTTCTCCGACCTGCTCACCTAAACCGCTTAAGCCTTCTTCTACTTGGCCAATACGCTGTGTAGCGCCTTCAATTTGCGTACCTACGCCTTCAAGCTGACCCTGCACATTCTCAAAGCCTTCACCAAAGGTGTCCCGTAGACCGCCCTCAAGCTCTCCCATTGACTGTAAAAAGTCTGACTCAAGGCCGGTAATCTCAGACAGTATGTTAGCCTCTGTCTCAGACAACTCTACAGAGAAGCCTTCTCTAGCGTCCTCTAGTTTGGTGTCAAGGTCTTCAATACTCTGACCTAGTTGTTCTCCTTGGTTTTCAAACAACTCACGCAAGGCAGAGTCTTGTGTTATAATGTCGTCTCTGAGCGCCCCAATGTTTACGCCTATTAAGGTACTCAGGTCTTCAATGTCTAAGCCTAGCTCGTCATAACGCTGTTGACTTTCTTCAGACATCTGCTCAATACGACCGTCAGCACGTATCAAGTCTTCAGCAACTTGAGCTACGTCTTCTGTCAAGCCACCGATTTGACTAGTCAGTCGTTCTTCTGAGGCAAAAATATCGGATCTTATGGCATCAGTAACTTCTTCAAACCGCACACCTTGGTCTGCTAAAAGCGCATTAAACTCTTCAGCATTTTCTGAAGCTTGTTGTAGCAGTCGTTCTTCTACACCAGTAACTTCTGACAATACCCGTAGTTCAGTTTCAGACAGGTCTACTTCTGCTCCTCGTCGGAACTCGTCAAGTCTACCAAGCAGCCCTTGGTACATTTCAATTCGTTCTTGAGTAGCCTCGTCAAAACGCTCCCCTGTTTGCTGCTCAAACTCTCCAGCCTGCTGTTGTAACGACAAGATTTCACTGCTTAGGCCTGCAGTAATGTCGTCAAAACGCTGACCTTCGCTTTCAAGAAGACGTGCAAACTCTTCGGCATTTTCTGCTGAATTTTGCAGAAGTCTAGACTCAAGGCCTGTTAGTTGTTCTAGTCTTCTCGCTTCGGCATCAGTAAATTCTACTGCTATGCCTTCACGTAGTTGTTCAAGTTTGTCGTTAGTGCTTTGCTCAATACGTATGCGGTCTTCTGCTGCTTGTGCAAAACCAACTTCACGTTCTTCAGCGGCTTGTTGTAGACCCTCTTGTAGTCCACTTACGTTTTCGCTAAGTGCGTCAACAACATTACTAACGCCACCAAGGTTTTCAATAATTGTCTGCTGGTTTTCGTCCAGTTCAGTCAGCATACCACCTTGGCGTACAAACTCTTGTAGCGCCTCTTGTTGTTGCTCTGTTATTGTACCTAGTGCAGTCTGTATGCCTTCTCTTTCTGCATCTGCGTCTTCAAGGGACTGCAATACAGGGTCAATGTACTCAGCAAGCATACTACGGATTCTTTCAGGATCTCCAGCAGGCCCTTGCTCTCCTTGGGGTCCCTGTTCTCCCTGAGGCCCTTGATCTCCTTGGGGTCCTTGCTCTCCGGGAGCGCCGTCTGTTCCGTCCCTGCCATCACGACCGTCTACACCGTCCCTTCCGTCAACACCGTCACGACCATCGCGGTCGTCAAGACCCCTAACAACTTCCATTGCTGTAGATGCTATAGTATTAATTTGTTCTGGAGTGCTTTCTTGGCCTTCTTCTTCTAACTCATCAACTGTTTGTGCTATGTTCATAATAACATTTGCATTGTTGAGAGTTGAAGCAGCTTGACCTACGGAGTAACCTGACTGTTCAAACCTGTCAAACACTCGACTAATAACTTGCAGGGTTTCTCCAAGGTTTCCTAGTTCTGCCTGTCCTGCAAGAAAACTTCCTAGTTCGCTTGTTGCGTCACCAGCCATTATTCTTGCAGTAAGTTCCATGGCTGCTTTAACGTACTCTGTAAAATTTACTTGATTTACTTTTTCAGTCTTTACATACGCAGAGCCATTCCAACGGAACGTATCGCCATCGGTGTTGTAAACGGTAGCACCAACGCCGTACTTTTCTAAAAGCGCTTGGTTTTCTTCAGAGTTGATCCACCGATTGTAAGCAGAGGACTGCTCTTGCATACGTTCGCTGTAGAGTTCGGCAGTGTCGGAAAACTCGTCACTACCAAATAAAGTTAAGTCTTCGCCTTCGAGTATCATTAGTTCGTCTTCAGTCAACGAACCTGTGTACTCGTCCCAGTCACCTACGTCATAGTCACCAGATTGAATCAACTGTTCACGCTCAGTCATGTAGGCTAGGTAGTTGTTGAAGTCTTTAAAGACACCTCGAAGTATACCAGAGCCGTCGCCGTCAAAGTACTCTCTTAGTTCTTCTTGAGTTACTTGAGTTGATTCTCCTCTACCGTACAAAACATTTGGACTTGCTGCACCAAGTTCAGAACCACGAAAAAACGTAAATGTAGTAGTAGGAGCAGCTTCTTCTGCTTCTCCATCACCTTTAGTATCTGGAAGCGGCTTAGGCGGCGCAAGCTCTACTTCAGCCTCGTCATCTTTGGTTTCCAAAAGAGGCTTAGGTGGAGCAAGCTCTATTTCAGGCTCTGGAGCAGGTGCAGGCGCTGGTGGTTCAGCGTTAGGGTCAAACGGTCCTGACTCACCGGGCATCTGCTTAGGAGGTGTACTGGGTGTGCCAATGGGTCCTGTCTGAGTAGGAGCAGGAGTAGGCGCTGGTGCTGGTGCAGGTGTTGGCACTGGAGCATTGGGATCGAATGGCCCAGACTCTCCCGGCATCTGCTTAGGTGGTGTACTAGGCGTACCTACAGGACCAGTCTGAGTAGGCGCTGGTTGTTTAGTAGGAGCAGGCTTAGTAAGCATACCCGTAGGCGCAACTGGGGCAGACGTAATGCTAACTCCCGGTTGAGGATTCTGCGCTAAAAACCTAGAAGCTTCATAGATACTAGGAAACTGCTGTGTACCAACGTAATACGCCATTTACTTTTCCCTCGATACGCCCTTGGTTTTTTCATAAGAGCGCATAGCACCAAGACCAAGCATACCCATTAGTACAGGCATCATAGTCTCTAGGTCAATGAGTGGTATAGTGACTTCAACAGCCAACAGAGCTAGTACAAAGTTGGTAAAGGGTATAACCATAAAGTTACCAGTCATACCTAAGACACAACACCAACCCACGGCAGGACGCCAACCAGACACAAATAGCGACTTATGTGCTGCTTCTACTTTGTTAACCTCTAGCTGTGCCTTAGCAAGCTCCTGAGCGTGTCTCTGAGCCATTGTAGCGACTTCGTGGGCCAGTTTAGCTTTCTGGTCCTTGTCTTCTACAAACTTGTCTAAAAGCCCTGTGATAGGCCCTATGAGTGCTTCTATCATCGAGCAAACTCTAAGATAGCAATAGCCACAGTGACAATGACAGCAATAGACGCAAAGCCTCCTGTCATCATCCGTTCTAGTTTGTCAAAGCGTTGGTTATGTGCGTCCAGTTGCATCTGGATCATTTCATAACGAATACTGCACTCACGCTCATGAGCCTCTAAACGCGATATAGCTTGCTCTAGGTTTGACATGACTATTCCTTATTGTTAATTACCAAGGCATTCCGTCAGCAGACACAGGATTTTTTTGCCCTTCAATGTTTGCCAGAAGTGCGGCTTCAGTAGCGTCTTGATCTACCTCTGCGTGTACCCAGCCCAATACAGTAGCCTCTGTCAGACTGTCGTAAGCAACAAAGTCATCAGCATCAGGGTCAGGTGTAAAGCCACACGTGCCGTATGCAGAAGCAGTGTGGGTAACAGCGTCGTCGCCAGTGCCAACAGTTTCAGATTCAGTAACACGCCAGTGTGCAACGGTTACACCGCCGTCTGCCACGTTACGCTCAAGGTTTGCGATAGTCCATGTAGCCATTAGGTTTCTCCTTAGCTAAATACTGCGTTGCAGATGTCCTGCACGTTTTGTGGTTCAGATGTCCAGTCGTCACCTGATTGAATTACATGACGGTGATACGACTGTGAAATCACAGCACCGTCTTCAAGTACCTTAGTAGCAGTCCGTACTTGAACAGAGGTAAAGTCAACCATGTTGCCATCGTCATCTTCTCTTTGTCCTGTAAGCACTT